TTGCTGGTGAGACTGACCTTAAGACTCTTGGTGCTGCAGCCCTTGCGGGCTTTGCTGGACCACTACTTAAGTGGCTAGACCCATCTGCTACATCCTTTGGACGCGGTTCAAAGTAACCATTTAAGGGGTGTAGAAGCCCCATAGACAGAAGAAACCCCCAGAACTGGTAATTACTACCAGCGCTGGGGGTTTTTTGTCATTTGTTGAGCATGTTGATTATGTCTTCAACCTTAATAAGGTAGCCCTTACTTGGGTTGGGAGGTATGTTGCAGGTAATGGCTCTTCCCCGTGCCGTTACTACTTGCTTCAGTACCCCCGTTGGCACTATCAAGGTTGCCCCCTCCAACACGAATGCCCAGTATGCAGCCTTTGTGCTGGACAATCCTGATAGATACCAATTCTCGTTGTTGTGTGACCAGCAAACTGTTTCAATGTATAGGTTGCCAGTATCTTTCCATTTCAAATCTGTCTTTACTTCTACTGTAGTACCACCTGTTAACAGTTGTTCTACTAGTCCTTCACCTTCTTGGCCAACCTTTAAGTCTAAATCAAAGTCTGATAGTTTGCTCATGGGTATCCTAAGTATAGTGGTATGGGTGTAATGTTTAGTTTTCTTCTCATTAGTTTACGTTCATACTCTGTAGTACCACCCCAGTATCCAAAGACAGCATGCTTAAGTGAGTAATCTAAACACTGCTTTTTAACTTCACAGTTGTTACAGATTTTTTTAAGCATGTTAACTTCTCTATATGTAGAACTACCATCTGGTACAAAGAACTCCTCTGACTCTACACTCCTACAGTTAGGTGTGCTTTTCCATTCTGGGTACTCCACTTATCCTCCTGTTGAGTAAAAGCCTGTGCCGTTAAACTTGATTGCTGGTGCTGACCATATACGCTGCATGGTTTCACCACAAGTTTTACATGCTGGTGGAATATTTTCGTTAATCTCTATTACATCTGAGCAACAATTACATTTGAAATCAAACAGTGGCATTAATAACTGTCCTCGTTCTTTGGGTAAGGGAGTGTGACCATTGACCCACAGTTAGTGCACTCTCCATCAAGGAAATAAAAGCATAGTTCACCTTCGTCAAACGCAACAAGCGCATGAAATACATCCCCTCCACATACGCAAACATCTCCAATAGATTCTCCTCGCAAGTCCATAGCACGTGAGTAATCTTTTGGGTGTAGTAACTCTCGGATTTCTTTGACATTATCATTCTCCTGATTCGTCATCATCTGCCTCTACTAAAGTATCTTGTTCTATGTATGGCCTATGACCACCAAGATTTCTGATTAGACTACTGATTGCACGCTGCACTTTCATGCGTGCACCGTCTGCTGTTGTAGATAGTTCATCTGCTAACTGGCTCCACTCCACATTTTCTGCTGAGTATTTGATACGAAGCACATTTTGTTTTGCATCTGACAATCTGTAGTAGGCAGTGGCTATGTCTGAGCGTAGTACTAACCAGTTGTTGGTGTCATTACTTTCACCTTTAGAAAACTTAAAGTTTAAGTCTTTGATGACAGTTGGAATCTCATATGATTCTGCAATGATGGATGGTAGGAATGCTTCGATAACTGATGGGTCATAGTAATACAAGTCTAGTATTTCATAGCCAATTTTTCTAGCCTTTTCTTTTTCGCAATACTTAATTGCTGCATTGCGTAGAGACCTGGCTATAAGTTTGTCTCTGTCTTTCTGTTCTAACTCTGACCACTCTTTGTATTTTTGTGGATGAGAAACAAACCACAGCCATAGTACCTGTTGGATATCTGATTGTTCAGTAATAGGGTACTTGCGGTGGTACTCAGCAGCAAGGGATGTAACCATTGCCCCGTACTCATCTAGATACATTAGTTAGTTAACGCCTTCCCACTGTCCTCTTTGTACCAATAGTCCGATTATTGCATAGTTTGCTAGGTCAATAAAGGAATCCTGTATAGATTCGTAGTTGGGCGTGTCGTTATTTTTATAGTAAAGATTCTCTAGTCGTGCCATCTTATCATGCATACGGACAAGTAGCCCATTCATTGCCCCACCTGGGGCATTGGATATATTCAACGGACCGTAGTCTGCATGTTTACGTATCATAATAATACGCAGTTCTTTTAGAATATCTTCAAAGTCATTCGGGTCTTTCATTGAGTATCTCCTTTGTTTCTTTATCGAAGTTATGCATTGCCTCTGCTACTAGCAGTTCTTCAATAGTCTCGTTGCCACTACCCGTGGCTGCTGCTACTACAACTGTGGCTATCATGGTTAGCATCTTGTGTGCCATGTCTTGGTCTTTGTGAATCATCTCAGCCACATCTCGTAGTGCATTAAGTAGGTCTAGCCCCTGCTTATCTGATACTGGCAGCCCAAGAATTCGTGGATGGTCTTTGATGTATTCCCATACAGTATCTTCATTCTCTGCTGAGGCATCTAGCGATTCGCTCATTGATGAAATCCACTCCTTCTTTATGCACGATACTGTTTACATCGTGGCCTTCTGGCATTTGAATAATGTTTACATTGCTTAACTCTTTACTTATCTTCTTTCCGAACTCTAACCCTGGCCCATCACCATCTGCCAATACAATTACTGTATCGAAGTCATCTAAGATTCTTGTATAGAAAGGCTTCCAATTGTTTGCACCTGGAATACCTACGGCTGGATGACTGGTCTTAGTGCTGACTGTTATGCAATCTATTTCACCTTCTGTTACACAGATATAATCTGATGCAGTAAGTACTACTTGTGCATTGAACATACTGGTCTTAGCACCTGGCATACCCATGTACTTGGGGTCTGCTCCGTTCATTGCTCTGAACCTGATATCTACCACGCCTGATGGCGTGATGTATGGAATGGCTAGCCTATCCATATACTGTTCATGCCCTGGAAGAGCGTCCCTTACTACTCCTAGATGAAATTGCTGCGCTTCTTCTACCGAGAGATTGCGGGTTGCCAGATAGTCTGTTGCTAAATGTATCTGGCTTGCGTACTGGTGAGTCGCCTGCAAGAGAAATTGTCTGTGCGAATTTGATAGCCTCACGATATGTACCTCCTTGCTTCTGAATAATTAAATCGTATACATCTCCACCTACACCACAGCCATGACACTTAAATCTATTCTCGTCAAAGTTTATACCTGCTGATGCATGTCCATCTTCATGAAACGGACATTTTATTTTGCGCCAACCGCTGCCCTCTGGAGGCACGGTTGCGCCAATGTATCTTAAGTAATCTGCAATACTATGCTTCGCGTCCATGCATAGCCTGCTTAATTAAATCCAGCCATACTTTGGCTGGCATAGTGCAATACCATTCATTAACATCTTTAGTTCCTTTTTTCTTATGGAGGACAACACCTGTCCAACCTTGGTCGTTAATCATTTCTACTTCTAATTCTTTTAGCCAAGTGCTAAGGTCTAATTTAACATGGTTCTTTACCTCTATGGTTACTCCATTGACTCCTGCTATATCACCTCTGTCTAGGTGACTGCCTGCTAGTCTGCGTTCTGCATATGGGAAACCATTATTTCTTAACCAGTTAACTGCTGGGATTTCTCCGCCTTGTGTACCTTTACGCTTGGCTGCGCTGCTCATTCTTTATCTTGCTCCGTAATGATAGCAATAACCCATCCATTGCCTTCACCTTTTTCTGCACGTATACGTGCGATATCAATGTTGGATGCACGAATAACTTTTGTTTTATTTTTTTCATAAATGATTTCATACTTTGGCATTACACTATTCCTTCTTGTTGGTATCTGATTGCTACATCTTCTAAGTACATAGATTCTGGGTCGAATGAAAGACTAACATAGTTACTACCTGTTTGGTCTGCTCGTCCGTATCTGTTCTTAACTGGAGCCACACATAAGTATGTGTCGTCTCCCTGTTTCATCTGACCAATTGTAAGAACCATTGCTGGAATCTGATTAACCATTCCCTGGACTGCACTGCGTGGCTGACAAGGATAACCATCGAATCCTTCTTTAGTGTGATGCAGTACTAAAACTGCTGCGTTTGTATCTCTAGCCAAGTACTTAAGTTCTTTCATAACGGCACGCATTGCACCGAACTCATCATACCCATCCATTGCTACATCCATAAGGTTGTCTACAACAATAAGAGTTGGACTCTTACCCCATACTGTTTCAAAGGCTGAGACTTCATCATCTAAGTCTTTAAGTGTAGGGCTGGATTCAAACGACCAGAACAAATGATTGTTCAGTTGTAGTATCTCATGTGATTTTGCTGGATTGTTTTTAAGTAACTGTTCCGCTGCTGCTTGTGTCATCTTGCCTGTCATTGCAATCAAACGCATAGCCATAGTATGTGCATTGGTATCTGCTGAAAAGTAAAGTGTAGGATGTTTTGTTTTTGCAGCGATAGCCAATGCAACTGATGACTTACCTGCACCTGGAGTGCCTGCAACTACAGTTACCTCTGCTCTACGCAGAATAATTCCTGCTCTTTCAAACGCCGCAAAAGCGGGTGGCAATGGTTCGCCACCCACCTCTGCTTTGTTTATAGAGCGTCTAAGTGTTTTCACTTAATCTGTTCTGGAACGAATGTGTTCCATTCTGGTGATTGAACAACAACGTATTGGTTCTTACACTTGTCGAATGCACCCTTTGGTGCACCGCAGAAGTAACCTTTGTATGGCTTACCGTCTTTACCCATACCTTGAATTGCTGTCATCTTTCCATGTGCGCATGCACGACCACCAATAGATGCTACTGGTGCTGGCTGTGTATATTCTTGGGCAGGAATTGTTGTTCCCGTTTCAATGATATTGGCATTGAATGCTGCTGCTACTGACTGTGTTGACACTGCTGGTGCTGATGCACCACGCACTGCTGACTCCAGTTCTTGTGCTGCTGATGCGATTGCGTGTACTGATAGTGCAACAATCTGGTCTAGTTCCTCGCCACTTTCTGCTCGTACTGTAACTAAACTACCTGCTGCTGTCTTTACTGTGATACTGATTGGTGCTTCTGTGCTAGGCACTATCTTCTCCTTGCTCAAATGGAGTGGCTAAACCCTTTTGGTCTCGCCACTTTCTTACCTTCATTGCAAACTGTACACCTTTCCATCCTTCTTTGATGTCAATCCATACAAGTTTGCATGTTCCTGTCCCTGCTGGGGCATGAACAATAATTGCTTTCTCTTTATTGATATCGCCCCACGTACCGCGGGTTCCCGTATCACTCATGTACGGGGACCCGTTAGCATAGATTGCTAACTGCATAGCAATATTATTTGGGTGGTCAATACGCCCCGTCTTTAAGTCTGCAATAAATCTTTCACCTTTGTATTCAACAACTCTATCTGGTGTGCCTGCAATTTTATATTTGTCTAGCACTGTGAATTGTTCAATGTAAATCTTAGTAAGAATCTTTGTTGCCGCTTCATAGGCTTTGATGTCTGCCATCCACTGCTCTGGAAAGATACCTAACTCTAAACCTAAGTCTAGTTTTTCTGTTAGTGCGTGGATTGCTGTTCCAATTGTGGCTGCTTTGCTAGCACCTGCTACTTCCATTGCTTCTTCAATATAAGCATTAACTAATTTGTTGTTGTCTGCTGCTACACCAATGGCTAACAATATGTCTGGCCGACTTGTTAAACCAATTGCTGCCATGCGCATCTTCCATGCAGTTAATGCAGAGGCATCATCTAAACTGTTGGCAATAGTTGTTGCACGAGTATAAGCAACTGGCTTGCCACCTGTAGGTGGGACAACTAGTGGTCGTCCGTATCTATCTCTTTCGATTTCTGTTGGCATTACTCTCCCTGTTAATTAGTGAGCAGTTTACACACATACTCAGGTGTTGAAGGTTTGTGCTGCGCGACAGGTCCCACAATACGGTTTATCCAGAGAAGGGTTTTAACCATTCATAAACCTACCTTCATTGGCGCTATCGCTGCTATTGCAGTATGCATACCAATTCTATGTCCCGTGTCCGCGGATGGCGGGACCACCCATCCCCAAGTCTAACACATAGTAGAAATGAATTAACACCTATGTATTAGATAGCGACTATGGATGTTGGTTACTCTCGTTCGATATCTTGTACTCGTACATCTGGGTCGTGCAACTCTAAGTCGTAGCCGCTGACTTCGATATTGTCCGTAATGATATCTTCAACTTCCTCAGGGGAGGTAGCCTTAATACCACTAACAGTAACTGTAATCTCTACAGTTGCTGACCAGGTTGTACTTAAAGTATCTGAACCGATTGACTCTAGTAATTCGTTCACGTCATCACGTGTAACTGTTACCTCATCTGAACCGTCATCAAATGCTTCTGAAAAGAAATCATACACCTTGCTACGCAAAGATATAATCTTTCTGTATGCTTCTTGTGCTTCAGTAGATACTGCTTCATGTCTTTTCTTTAACACTGTTTCACTCTTGATTAGTTCTTTGAGTGAATCTTCTGTGAAGTTGTAGGTTGTGCCATCAACTGTGATTGGATTTAGGTACATCATTCTCCTTAGATTGAGAGTAGTTCTAGTGCTCGTAGTTTAATGCCATCATTTCGTCCTGCAAGGATAGAAATACTAGCATCTTTCTGAGAGTAATGGTCGGCATATTCTACAACTGCTTGCCATAAACCAAACTCTGTATCGCGAATGTTCTCTTGCGTTGGGCTATCTGAGTAGATAGCAAATGCTTTCTGCCGTGCATTGAGAGCACGGGACTTAGCATTCTTCTCACCCTTGCTGAGTAGGTGCATAGGTGATTGCTCAATCTTGGTAGGCAATGCCCATACTTTCTTGAAGTATGCGGTTGCTCTAGAAATATCTGTCTCACGCTGAATGAGATGGTTAGCCAGGTCGCTATACATATCAATGCTTGAGTAGGTTAGGTCAAGTAAGTTTCGCATGTCAGATACTGATAGCACTGCGTTTGAAGTATGACGCAGCGTATAGGTATGTGCTTTGTTCTTGGCTCTAAAGATACGATTGATTTGGTTAGCACAAAACAATCGCTCAATGATAGGGCGTACTACTACCGATGATGAACCGTCATGACTAGTCTTGGCTAGTAAGAAGGCAGCATGTGGGTCGCCTTGGATTTCCATTTCTTTTGGTAATGACATAAGCATCCATACTTTTGCTCCGTCATCGTACTCACCTGCTGCTGCATAGCGAGCCTCTCCCGAATCAATCAATCCATCTAGTGAA